AGAAATTGCTTTTTCCGCAGTAAAGCCCATTGATGATTTACCTAAACCCGGATCAGCGTATAGGTACACAATAATTGCTTGAACCAATAAGGTTTGATCAGCCGTAATAATAGGTAGAGCCATTTTTCTTATCCTCATCTAGAGCCGGTGAAGCCGCGTTTTTGCTTGTAAGCTTTGCGGACATAAGTAGGGATGTTTGTTTCACGCAGTTTTATAGCGAGCTGCTTTCTGCGCTGAAAATCGATTTCTTGGGTGAGTTCATTCCAAACTTTTGGATAAGAAGTTTGGAACCTGAACACATTTAAAGGCGTCTTAACTCCGTCTTTAACTTTGTAAAGAACTGAGCCATTAGCATTAGATGCGTACACTTGCCAGCCAATACGAACAGAGTAGAGGCCCTTATCATCACGGCCTAAAAATGACTTGTAGCCGTCGGGGTGCTTTTTGAAATGAGTCATCTTTAAGCCTCCACCAACTTGTTACGTTCGATGAAGCCTTTTAGAAGGTCATTGATGTTTCGGATGTCTTCAAATTCGGTGAAATCGTTATATGACTTACCATTAACATCAGTAATTTCATTTACTGTGAGTTGAGTAATTTCAACAGCAGTGAATTCAGAACCCGGAACGCCGTAGCTGTCTGGATGAGCTTCAAAATCAAAGCTAACGTTTAAACGGAAGCTATCTAATTTAATTACAGCAACGCCAGAATGTTTACCTGTGATTTTTGCGGTTAAAACCCCGTAAGTACTTGGTTGAGTCTTAGGGGTAAATAGAGAAGGGGCTTCTTTTGTTTGGAAAGCTGGTTGCAATTGGCAAGCAACTAAAGAACCACCAGAGATTGCAAGAGCAGCCATGCTGACAAATGCAAATGAGTTGAAAGGAGGAGCTTTTACGTTCATAATTGATCTCGCATATAGCAAAGCACATCGGACCTGGGGAGGGGCGGTGTGCTTTTTTGTTATCTGGTGAAAATTATTAAACCTTAGATTTAATTTTGATGCAATAGATATTTAAACCTAAGATTGAATTTATTTTAAATTTTAGATTTAATAGACAAAAGAAAACCCACCGTGGTGGTGGGTTGGGTGGAGTTTGTTATGATCGCTAAGAATAAAAGAAATAGTTGTTGCGCACGTCTGGATATTTGGGATGAATCCCCAATAGTTTTAGAAGGTGAGCTAAAGCTGATTGTGCTAGAAGCGCTATATGCTGGTGAATTAGATTTAGAGTGGAGACGCGAGTTCTTTTCAGATGCTATTGAAAAGTTAGAAAAACTAGCAGGTCACCACCCAACTCCTAAGCGTGCTTCTTAAGTGTAATTTCTGAGCGGAAGTTTCTATTTGACTTAATGTTATCAAGATAAAATTGGTCTTTGTCTGTTGATGATATGAATTTATTTATTGTATCCCTATCCATCATTGTATAGCAGATCCTATCACTGTTTTTAAGATCAATTTCAAGAGCATGATCGTTTAAGACAATATAGAAATTAATTAGTTCAGAATTAATATTTACAATTTTACTCACGTGAAATACTCCTCCCGATATGTTTTTAAAGGATCGTGTCGGGCCACGATAGGTAAGTTTATGAAATTAGAAAATATAGTAATTATTGAAAACAGACTTTTCCAAAACTCAACTCAAATTTACTTTGAAAATTTTCCATTTGATGGTGATGAGTTTTATGTGCCAGTGGGTGATTACACACAACCTATTGGTTATTTAAAATTTAAGAAAATTGCTAGTAGATACTGCTTTGAATTATCCGAATTAGTGTCCCTAGATTATCCCAACCCATATCCACAATTTTCGTTGTCAGGTGTTTTATACTCTCGGAAGAAAGCGATCGAAGCCCATCAATCAATTTGCGCTTATCAGCAGGCGGTAAGTCGGCTGCCATAATTTTAGATTCAAGAATAGCTTTCAGTTGAACAGCTTCAAACTTAACAGTTACAACTCCAAGAATTGCAGATAAGCCGCCATCATCAGCTAGAAAATCAGCTCCCTTCTCGGTTAGGCGAGGATGATGAAGTGTGAATAAATGGTTTTGATTTCCACCAAAACCCATAGTTAAATCAATACTGTCTGGGTGAAGGAGTCCATGAGACTGTAAGTAAAATAAATTGGCATAAATCTTACTGCATTCATACTCATCTAGATTCTTAATTTCACATGAGAAGTCGTAAGCTAATGGGTATGTTGAAGCCATTTTATTCATGAGTTCAAGTTGTAAATGTCTGTCTAGTAGCACAGTTTATTTTCCTAATGGTGTTTTAAAGTACCGCGTTGGGTCACGGTCTCAATTACACAAAAAGCTGGATCCGTTTAAATTCCTTATTAGCCTCAATATGACTTCTATAAAATTTATCTTTATCTTCTGAATCAATGAACTCTTTGAATGTAGTTGCTTCAAGAAGTCTGTAAATAAACCTTTCACCTGTCCTAAGTACTACTGTTAATAAGAAGTGTTGATAAAGAACGTGGCTGATATTACGGGAGTTAACTTCAATTTTTTGCATATTGTGGATTCCACTTCATTTCCTAATATTCCTCCAACCTTAAACTAATCTTTTTTATTAAATTTCCTGCTGCCCTGAAAACTCAATTCTTGAAATGAAATCAATAGGCAAGGCCAGCTTTTCACCAACAATAGTTTCGAAGTGAATCCATATACCTGCAGCTTCATTTTCAAAATTCACACTGATTATCTTTACTAAGTTGTAAGGCTCCGCAGCCCCCATCATGATGATATTGAAGCGGTGATCTTCACGAACATAAGAAATAAGCATCTGATGAATTGCCATTTGTTCAGTGCTTGTTAGATGCCTGTATTCGTAAAGTTCTGGTGGCATATATTTTTTATTCATTACGAATCTTACCTCATCAACTTCTTCTTATTTACCTTTTCAAGTGCTGTACTTTTCTAGAAAATCATCAACCCAGCCTTGCGCTTGCTCCAAATTACTTATATCTGATAGTTTTAAATTAGTACCTTCAGCTTCATTAAATCCTTCGATTATAGCCTCAAAGATATTTGCTTCATTAATGACCTCACATGCCATTTCAGTAGCGTCATAACTTTGCTTGGCTTTTTTAAGTGAGGCTATTTGTTTTTCAATACCTTCGCCAATTTTACCTAATGCTAATTTGAACTCTTGGCGATTAATCGTTAGCGCAGTTTTGGATTTATTAAGTGTTGCGATCATAATACCCTCTTTTCTTTAAAAATTAATTACTTAGCTCGCCTAAATTTCACCATCATAAGAATGAGAAACATATTTACCAATGATGCCAATATGCTCCAAGTCTTGCGGCTCAACGATCTCTCTTTCATAGCTAGGATTATCACTATCAATAATCAAGGCTCCGTCATATCTACGAGATAATCTTTTGATTTTTAGTTCATCACCATACCTGATTGCATACACCTTTCTGTTCTGAACTTGCTCTAGTCTATTAACAGACTTGTCGATAATTACAACGCTGCCGCTTGGTATCCTTGGTTCCATACTGTCACCATCAACATCCACTTCTACAAGATTTTTAGGTGAAACTTTTTTCTTATGAAACCACTCCATGCGTTGTGCGCATCCCGTCATCCTGGTTGTTGGCTCAAATTCAACCAGTCGGCCATTACCTGCGGAAAACTTGACGTCTACATGCGGAATAATCATAAAAGAATTAGGATCGAGGTCATCCGGTGCTTCCCATGCCATAACTGGCCTATATGCATCAGCATTCTCAGGATTGTCAGCCAACTCGATCATTGATCCAGAACCATCTAGCAACCATCCGGCACTTACTCCAGTTAAAGCCGCTAGCTCTTTCAGGGTTTCCTTACCAATTTTCCCCTTTTTCCAGTTAGATGCAGCTTGAGCTGATAGTCCCAATTTGAGAGATGCTGCTGACCATTTTAGATTTGCATAATCAAGTGCTGCTTGGATGCGTTCAGCTATAGATTCCATAATCATTAATAAAATAAACCTTTGGTTTAAAATTCTATTGGAAATTTAAAAAAATAGAAGCAATCATGGATTGTATTAAAATTAAACCTATGATTTAATTTTGGTGAAATCAATTAAAAGGGAGATTTAACTTTGAATCCCATTAAATATGCTTTTGATGCTGTTGGTGGTCGATCTAAAGCAGCAGCGTTACTAAACCGTACATACATGGCCATGAGCAAGATGGAAAAACGAGGGGTATTACCAAGAACTGAATATACGGGCGAAACCAAATATGCCCAGATACTTGCAATTAATAGCGGTGGAAAGTTTACGGCTGAATGGCTACTTGAGAATGCTAAGCCAGAGTCGTCTATAGCATAACTGACCTCATGAACAAATATCAGTTTAGGAACAACCATGACCAAACAAAAGCCAAGTGCAAAAAAGACGGTGTGCATGCCGACACATTTATCTGAGCCTGTAGCTGAGCATGTGGCAAGGGAAGCATATGAACGAGGCTGGTCTAACAGCCAGTATTTAAGATGGTTAGCCATTCTGGATATGAAGCGTTGTGAAGATGACAAGAATCTTATGTCACAGGTATCTGGAATACCCAGAGAACGTTTTGATTTATATGAACAAAGAAAACAATCCGTTCGGAGAGAACGCAATAAAAAAGCCTGATGGTCAAGATCAGGCTTCTTAATTCACAAATTTAGGAACCCATGAATATGCAAACTAATTTATCAAATCAAACGTCCAAACACAACTTACAAGAGTTTTTAGTGGGTGATGTAGTGGTACTTACTGAAGAGTGCCGTAGTTTTAAATCAAATGATTTGTTTGAAGTTAAAAACAAAACTTTGACCAGGTTGTGGACTATCAAATCAGAGAATCATTTGATTCTGGTTTCTTCAAAAGAAATCCGCACCGCAACAGTCGCCGAACTTAATGCCAAACGCCGACTAACAAGCGCTGAGCAAGCATTAGCGGAGGTGTCATGAACAGCTTTACACAGCAAATCAAAGATTCTCGCCAGCAAAGTGAAATCCAATCTTTCTATGAGCCTGCATTGCGAGTACTTGGCCACCTATTTGAGGTGAAAAAGCAAAATTTACGTAACAAAGGTTATGACGAAAATAATGCAGCGGTAACAAAGATTGAATTTTCAGAGGCTATGGCTCGTCAATTTCGCATAACGCAGTGGTTAGCACAGCAGATTGTAACCAGCTTAACCAAGGCATGTTTGGTTGATTCTTTTGGAGGCTATGTTAAGCCAAAGGGTGGTGAAAAGTGAGATATGCAGCAAGAAGAAAACAGGATATTTCCGTTTCCACCACACCGCTAGAGGTGGTAATTCCACTGGAACAACCAGTAAAGATCTATTCGGCTAAAGAATTAGCAGCTATGCCACTTTCAGTTATGAATGCCGCAATTGAGGCTCAGGAAAGATTTTATCAACTTGAAGAATTAACCCATATGGGGGGGCAGGCTATAGCAGTTCGCCGTCTCATGGAGGATGGGCACAAACTAATTCAGGTGAAAGAAAAGTCTCGTATTCGCTACAAAATCAACGACGAATTTATTCCTCCAAGAATTATTCGTCAGTTGGAAATGCGCGGATTAGTGAAGCTTGGAAGGGGTAAGTAATGATTATTATCACCCCTTCAAAGCCCCTTCGAACCCCCTTCAAAGGAGATAAATAACCATGCGTGACTATGGGAAAGTCTCACCACATTTCTGGACGGGAACTACGGGAAAAAAACTTCGTCAAACACCTGAAGGCTTAATTGTCGCTATGTATTTAATGACAAGCCCTCACGCGAACATGCTTGGCTTGTATTACATACCCCTTCTATATATTGCTCATGAAACTGGCTTGGGCTTTGAAGGGGCTTCTAAGGGGCTTCAAAGAGCCTGTGAAGCGGGGTTTTGTAGCTATGACGAAGCCACGGAGACAGTCTGGGTGCACGAGATGGCACGTTTTCAAGTAGCTGAGTCATTAAAGCCAGCCGATAACCGCTGTAAGAACGTGCAAAAAGAGTATGACTCATTGCCGTCAAGCCCTTATTTATCAAGCTTTTTCGATAAATATGCACAAGCATTTTGTATGACTCAAAAGCGTGGCGAAAACGCCAAAATAGATAGCCCCTTCAAAGCCCCTTCAAAGCCCCTTCGAAGCCAGGAACAGGAACAGGAGCAGGAACAGGAGCAAGAACAAGAAAATACTCACACACAAAACGCGGCTGAAAATTTTTCAGCGAAAGAAGAATCTTGGAAACCAAATCGTGAACTTTTGCTGAATGTGCTTAGGACTTCACAAGTGGGTGCACAAGCAGAGCAGGTTTTAGAAATGCCAAATTATGAATTTCATCTTGGCAACTTCAATGCTCACTGGGAAAACAAAATTGATCTCACTGAAAACCAACGAACTCGAAAGTTTGCAACTTGGTTAATTCAGGAATTCACAAAGTCGATAAGACCTAAAAAACAAAACTCACCAATGAAAACTGCACCAGCAAGAGACGTAAACAGTGCTTGGGGTGATTCAAAACAGTATGCACCAGCCACAGATGATATCGATGTAGGGGAGATGCTATGAATGCATTGAGCAAACAATTCAAAACTGAGCTGGTACAAACTAATCAGTTTTGCCCTAAACACAATGAGTTAATGGTTTTATTAATTGGTCGTCCAGTTTGCCAAACATGTGCAAATGAAGCGTATGTGAAATCACAAATTGAACACGCACACCAAGTCAACCTTATGGTACGCGAGAAACATTTTGCCGGAGCAAAACTTCCTGAGCGCCACAAGGAAAGCGGATTTAAAAATTATGTGGTGAGTATTGATCCGCAGAAAGAAGCTAAAGCTGCTTGCCATAAATTTGTTCAAGATTTTAATTCAGGGAAGAAGCGCAATCTGATTATGGTTGGGCGTACAGGAACAGGCAAAACCCATCTTGCATGTGCTATTGCTCGTAACGTTTTAGACAAGCGTAGTTATGTTCGTTACGTCACCTCAGAAGACATGGCAAATGAAATTGCGACTGCATGGACAAAGCCAGATGACAATGAAGCAAATGCAATTTTTCGCTTCACGGACTGTGATTTATTGATATTGGATGAATATGGTTTGCACGACCAACACGAGAGTCGATTGCAGCTCGTTCATAAAGTTTTATATGCACGTTATGACGAAAAAAAGCCGACAGTTTTAATTTCCAACATGACGCTTGAGTCTACAGAAAAGGCGCAAGGTTTGAAGGAAAACTTAGGGGACCGTTTATGGTCTCGGTTTCAACATGACGGTTTGACAGTAGTTGAATGTGACTGGGATGACTTGCGTTTTGGTGGGGCAGGATCATGACTAAATTCGAGATTTTAAGCTGTGGCTTACTCATTTCGTGTGTAACAGCAGTACTTTGCGGTGCGGTGGTTTTGTGGTGGTTGGCGCGTAAAGAGCTAGATGAAAAAGGAATTCACCAATGAAACTAACTAAACAGCAACGTGCTGAGCTAAAACAAAAGTTTGGTGGACATTGCGCTTACTGTGGTGATTTGCTTGGCGATAAGTGGCATGCAGACCATATCGAAGCAGTGAAGCGAGATTTAATTCATGTTGGTGGCGGTAAGTTAATTACGGGTGAAATGACTAGACCGCAAAACGACACTTTAGAAAACATGAACCCTGCATGTGTTCCTTGCAATACAAACAAATCG